CTCCCCTCCTAGAGGCGTTCCAAGTCCGTCTGCCCTGGGTGAGAGAAGCATTGGCATTGCCATAGCAATCTTACTCACGGCTCACTGAACAGGTCACCAACCTGAACAGGACAGTAGGACTTGGCGAGAGTCCAGCCCCAAATAAGTCCCAACTCCCCATCCGAGAGGGAACGGCACAAGGCACGCTCCGATCCGGTGGAAGCCGGGTTTGAGGCAGTGGTAACAGCAATCTTCACGGGCCCGGGTCATCACCCCGGCTCCCCCCCGCAACGGGGGGACACCAAATGAAGAAAGCATCCACTGCGGACCCTCTAACCTCTAAGAATTATGCTCCAAGGCAGGTACTGACGTAGGCGACGTCAGGCCTGAGTGGGGACCAATTTAGGTTCTCCCCCCAATAGGAGCTACCTTATTACCTGTTGTCGAACCATTTTACGACACGGGTGTTGGGTAGACCCCGCAGGATACCCCAAAGGGACCGAATTGGTCCCTTGGCTGGGGAATCACCTGTGGGGATAGAGTGGAAGCCATGCTTTCGCGTCTCGAGAGGGTCTCGACGCTTAAGGAAACGCTTACACTCTCTCCTGAGAGTTGTTCCGAAGCGCCCCCAGGCCCTAAGTTTCCTTCCCCTTGTGTCTACTTTCCAGGTACGCTCGCTCAGAGGACTTACAAAGAACTCTGAGAGAATATCTCTGGAAAGTTCCCCGTTATCCCCCTCGATGGAACGGATCCCCTTAAGGTAAAGGGTTCCGGCCTCTCGGGAGAACCGGGAAAGGACAGAGAAGGAGGGAACCAGGGCCATGAGGACGCCCGGCACTCTCTCCGCCACCTCCTTGCCGGTGAAGAACTCCACCTCATCTAGAAAGGCGGGGCCCAGATCACCGGGTTTGGAGGAGAGGGAGTCATGTAGGACCTTTCTGCACGTTGACTGGAGAATCAGATCGGAATTAACCGAGAGAAACTCCTTAGACGGCTCGTCGAGTGAGTGGTTAAGACCAAGGATAAACTCCTTGGCCTCCACATAACCCTGGACGAACGCAGAAGAAAGTTCTACATCCCGAGCGAGACGAATGAGGTGGGAAACCACCCGTGGGTCTCGGTCAATAACTCGGGAAAGACTCCCTACGGCCCCAGGGATACCTGAAGTCGGTCACAGATCTTTCCTAGTCTCACCCATCATGGAGGAGACGAGGAGACTAACATCTCCCCGCCCCTCCAGGACCGCTGAGACTGGGAAAGGCGTGACCTCACTCCCTTCGAAGAGATACCTCTTCGCAAACTCTCCGAAATGTTCGGAGACGTATGTTTTTTGCGAGGAGAACTCAACTCCTAGGGAAGTGAGCGACGACATATACAGTTCGGCAAGCGCTGGATCACCGATTAGGACGTCATCACCCAGAATGACGTACTTAGCGGTGGCCCACTTCACACCAAGCCTTTCGCAACATCAAAACACCACAAAGTGGTGCGCGAGTGCGAAAGAGGACCAAGAGGACATAGCCCCCATAGGATTTCCGACGGAGTAGTAGACATTCTCTCCGCTGGGCGTCTCAAAAGGGTGTCCTACAAGGACCGCTTTTCAAGCTTGGGCAAAAGTCTTCCCGAAATGGCCTTCCAGAACACCTGCGATCAGATCGATTGGAAACCGGTCTGTGGCAGTGGTGAGATCAATGGAATACAGTTTAACTGCGTTCCAGGACTTCACGTGGTCTAGAAAGGCTCCCTGAGTGAATGTCATATCCTGAGGAATCTGACGTAGGACGTTGAAAAGGAATTGGTGAACCGGGCGAAGGGCAGTCTGAGACCAAAAGTCCAGAATGGCGATCACCCGAGTTTTACCTTCCAGATCCGCAATCCCTACAAGTTTTCGAATTTTTCCAGGTTCCACGTTAAAAAACGAGGAATCCGGCTTAGCTCGGAACAGGTGCAGATTATTCAGAAGGGATTGCATATTACTTGCAAGCCCAAACCCTCCCAGTGTACAGATGTCACGAGCCAGGGATCCCGGAAGGGACGCGAGGTCTCGTAGCGCTGTTCAAAGAGCAGGACCGTTAGGACCTGCCTTGAGGGTGAAGTGATACTCATGAAAGAGGACCTTATTAGGATGCCCGATCTTCCGGGACCCTTTGAGAAGATGCCAAAACCTCTTCACGAAAGGTCTCCAAGACGAGGTGTCGGTCCCTGTAAAGGGGGCCACCACTGAGGAAATATCTACCTTTACGGGTAGAGTAAAAGACCGTAGCGATGTGAGAGCTGTGAGCGTCATCCGGATAACCGGAGAGCTCCTTTTCAGCAGAACTCGGGCTTGCGATCTCCCAAAGTGTTGGATTAGCCTATTACGGAAGACTTTCTCCTCTGGAGAACCGTGAGGGTGAGAAAGATACTGGAGGTACTCGCTCCTACGCCTCTTAATTCAGAGGATAGAACCGGGAACCCCCTGATTCTTAACCACCTTCGCGATCTCATCCAGAAGCTGGGAAAAGTGCCTAGATGGTCCCGCGGCTGGGAAGTACTCCCCCCTAGCCCACTCAGTAATTTTGCGGATCAGTTGCCAGCGGGCCGAGGTTTTATCCTTGGCCCTGGGCTTCCGACTGCGCCTACCAATCGAAAACTTTCGGGCATTCCAGGTAACTGGGGAACTCGTCAGAACGAGAGGATATAGGTATTCTGTTGTGGGGATAGGTGTTCTCTGGAACATGAATTGTTTCAGATATGCCGCAGAGCAAGGTGTGAACCTAGCGCCCCGACCTTACACGATGTCGCGCGGCCAGGTGCCCAAAGAGGGCTTACCCTCTAGAAAAGAGCGGTGCTAACCGCCGGGACCTAGAGGGCTTTACTCCGTCCACCCAAGAGGAAGGGGGTTCTCTCATGCTGGATCAGTCCTTTCGGGACTGACCTTATCCACCGGAACTAGGTTATGCTAGTCCGAACGGAGCAACACGGATGGGTTGAGCTTAGCAAACTCAATTCCATTTGATGGAGTAGTCTTATTCAAGGACTACAATGATTCCGGGTCGGACCAGGTTATGCTGGCCTAAGACCACCGGAGACACCAAGAGAACAGCCCCCCCTCGAGGGAAGAGGAG